TCATCGGCTATGCCTGTCGTTCCCTGGCCGCGTCAATCTGTCCCACGAGTGTCTTAAGAGCGTCACTGATTCTGCCTAGCTCCGTTGAGTACGAGCCGTCCGTGCCGCATTCGTCTAGGCAGTCCTGGACAACGTCCCTGAGATTGAATCGGTACACAAGCGAATCGTCGTTCTGTATCGGTGGTCGGTTTCTGGCTAGACCGACGAAACACAAGTGCAGCTCCAGTGGATCAGCCGCCGAGTCGCTTGTCTCCGCGAAATACACCTCAGCTTGTTCTAGTGACACATCGATTGCAGCGGCGGCGAGCCTCATGGCTTCGCCCTGGATAGCATCGGTGATCCGCTCAGTAAGTTTGTCTACCGTCTCCAGTGTCCAATCTGACAGATCAACATCACCGTGGACCTTTGTCAGCATGAATCGTCCTCCTGATGAGGCAAGTATACCACAGGGTATCCAGTCGGTGTCGGCATGAAGCTGCACCCCGAGACCATTCCCTCGCCGCAGGACTACGCCGAGGCCTTCCGGCTGGAGTCGGCCAAGGCCTACCCGGAGATCGACAGGCTTGAACAATCGGTTGGCTTCGCATTGGATCGGGCCAAGCTCGAAGCCGCCGCGCAGGTGTTGGCGTGTCCGGTGAAGGCGTCCCCTCCGAACTGGCAGCACGGGCGGGTGATCTACACGGTGGCTCGGCGGTATCTGGCGGCCACTCCCGGCCCGTCGTTCTTGTTCCTCGATATCGGCACGGCCAAGGGGTTCTCCGCGCTCTGCCTTCAGTGGGCACTGCTCGACTCTGGCGTCTCTGGGGTCGTGGAGTCGGTGGACGTGATTGATCCGAGGGCCAAGGTGTTCCGGAACTCAGTGAGGGATACCGAGTCCGAGAACCGACTGGCCGATTACCACCGGGAATGGCCCGATGCTTCGCGGATCGTGTTCCACAAATGCACCGGGTTGCAGTGGCTCCTGAAGTCAGACGAGCGCGTGCATATCGCCTTTGTGGACGGTAAGCACTCCGGGGACGTCGTGCGTGAAGAGGCCAAACGGTTGGCGTCAAGGCAGCAGCCGTGGGATCTGGCGATCTTCGACGACGTGCAACTCCCCGGAATCGCAGACGCGCTCTACGGCCTGCGGAGTCTCTACGACTGCACGCACATTGAGTTGGCGACGGCGAATCGAAAGTATGCCGTGGGGGTGCGGCAGTGAAGCCGGCCTGGAGCGATCACCTCCCCGTGGTGACGCCGCCGCAGTCGGCCGCGCCGAAGAACGTAACACTCGTGTTGCCATACTTTGAAAACCCTCAGTTCTTGAAGCAGCAGTTGGCGTGGTGGAAGACGTATCCCGTCGAGTCGCTCCAGGACTTCTTCTCCGTGATTGTGGTGGACGACGGATCCCCGAACAGCCCGGCAGAGGCGGTGTTGCAGGACATTCCGCACACGCTCGACGTCAAGCTCTTCCGGATCGACGTGGACGTGCGGTGGAACTGGCTGGCGGCCAGGAATATCGGGGCCAAGCACGCTGAGGGCTGGTGCGTGTTCACGGACATGGATCACGTCATTACGCAGCCGTGCCTCGAGTCGCTCGTCTACGGCCAGCATGACGCCCGGATGATCTACGGGTTCTCGCGGATCGAATCGACCGGAGAAGTCAAGGCCCCGCACCCGAACTCCTGGTTCATGACGCGCTCCATGTTCTGGAATGTCGGGGGTTATGACGAGACGCTCTCAGGCCACTACGGGACGGACGGGAGCTGGCGCCGGAGACTAGCGAGAACCGCCCCCATGGCGATCCTGTCCGATCGTTTGGTGCGTCATGAATACGTGACGGATTCTTCGACCACCACTTACAAGCGCAAGCAGCCAATAGACTCGGCCGTGAAGCGCTTGGATCGTTCTGGCTCGCCGGACTTCAAGCCGAAGGTGTTGTCGTTCCCCTACCACGAAGTGTCCGTGGGGGTGCCGGCATGATCGGCCGCATGGATCGGCTCGTAACGATCGAGCAGGGCGTGGCCTCAAGAGACGCCACGTCCAAGGCTCCGACCATGACGTGGACGACGCTCGGCACGGCCTTTATGGAAAACCGCCCGAACGTCGTCTCTGGCCGTCGTGGAGAGCGGTTCGTGGCCGATCAGTTGTCCGCCTCGGTTGAGACAGTGTGGCACACGCACTACCGGGAAGACATGGATCCTGAAGCGATCGACGTGCCGAAGTTTCGACGCCTGTCGTTCCGTGGACGCACACACGAGATTGTGCGCGCCAGCCACCTCGGTATGCGTGCCGGTATTGAACTCGTCACGATCGCTAGTGCGAGGGTCGTCTAGTGGCGTTCTCCGTGCGTATCGAGGGTGGGGAGAGGTTGGCCCAAACACTCCGAGACATGCCCAAGCGAGCGTCTAGGAAGGCGCAGCGTGACGCGCTGGCCGGAGGCGCAGAACTCATTCGGGTGCGTGTGCAGTCGGCGGCCCCAAGGGAACCAGGGGCTCCAGACTTGGCCGAAAACATTCGTATTCAGGACGACGTCAGGCGCGGAGACGGGCTGGTGTCTGTCGGTGTGGGAATCTCTCGAGGGTTCTTCTACGACTGGTTCAACGAGTTCGGGACGATACGCCAGCAGGCGCGCCCGTTCTGGCGTCCGTCGTTCGACTCCGAAGGACCACGGGCCGTGAAGTCTATCGTCGCTGACTTGTGGGCGGCGGTGATTGGTGCGGGCTTCGGATCAGGACGTGGGAGCGGTGGAGGCGTTGGGTTATGACGATTGCTCCTTCGATCGTCGCCCGTCTCGAAGCCGTGCAGGCCGTGACGAACCTCGTGGGGGATCGCATTTACCAGGGCGTGCTCCCACAGGACGGCACGTTCCCAGCGGTGCTGGTGCGTCGTATTGGCGAAGTGATTCCCCTGCACCTCAGGGGTTCGTCTGGGGTGTTCAAGGAACGGATCCAGGTGGACTCCGTGTCCGACTCTTCGGAGCCTATTGGGGAGGCACAGTCTATTGACTCGGCGGTGTTCGGTGACGGCTCCGGATCGTCGCTCGTGGGATTCACCGGAGAACTCGACGCCTACCACGTGTATTGCGTGGAGCCGGCGGGCGCGCGTGAGGCGTATGACGGGGAAGAGCTCCGTCAATACAAGGTCATGCGCGACGTGTTCGTGACGTGGGCTCTCCTTCCGGGAAGCCCGTCGTAGGTCGGTAACAGAGAGGACAGGAGACAGACATGGCAGACGTGACGGATACCTATTACGCGGCAGAGGGTGCCGTCCACGGCTATGGAGCACAGCTCCAGGTGGGCGACGGCGCGAGCCCGACTGAGGCGTTTCAGTCGATTGCGGGCGTATCGAGCATTACGCCGGGAGAGATGACGACGGCGGACATTGTCCGCACGCATCTTCGCAGCCCGGATGCCCACCACGAACACATGCCGGGATTGCGCGATTCGGGCGCGTTCTCGTGCAACCTCGTGTGGCTCCCTGAAGACGAGAGCCAGTCCAACGTGGGCGGCGGCTCCGGTTCGTTCACTGGCGGCGGTCTCGTCGCCATGTGGCGCGGACGGGAGACGCACAACTTCCGGATCGTCCTCCCGATTCCCGGTTCTCCGGATGGGATCGTGTGGCCGTTCCGTGGCTATATCTCGCAGTTCCAGCCGGGCGAGATCGGCGTGGACGACAAGATCAACGCCGCAGTCAGCTTCATGCCGACTGAAGCCTACGACGCCGATCTGCCATAGGTCATGGTGACGGCGAACCCTGAAAAGGGGGAAGTCCCGATCGTCATTGGCGGCCAGACGTATGTCTGCGTCATGACGTTCAACGGGCTGATCGATCTCCAGAACGAACTCGCCAAGGGCGGGGCATTGCCCACGGTCGAATCGATCATGACCCGGTGCGAGAATGGTGAGCTGGAGGCGGTGCGTGGTGTGTTCTGGGCCACGCTCCGCCGCCACCACCCACAGATCACCATTGAACAGGCCGGTGATCTCATTCAAGAGCTCGGGGGCCAAGCGGCCGTGGACTCCCTTCTTCAGAAGACCGGAAAAGCCTCCGGACCTGACCCGCGGGATCTTGTGGCGCTCGGTGGTGGAACCCGCCCTCGGAAGGCCGCGAAGCCCCGTGGGACTGGCGCGGCATTGAACTAGCGGGACTCCGGTGCGGCATTCCTCGGGCGGATATCTGGGGACTGTCGAACCGGGAACTCTTTCGGGCACTCGTGGTATGGGCCGAGGCGCAACGGTCTGCGCACAACAGGGACATGACCCTGGCGTGGCAGATCGCCAACCTCTCGCACGCCAAGAAGTTGCCGAGCCTCTCGACGATCTTGGTCAAGGCGCCAGACGAGAAGACGCAATCGTGGGATGTACAGAAAACCATGATCCACCAGCTCAGTAAGAAATACGGCGGACGGGTGCGGAAGGTCACGCTTCATGGCTGACGCCACGATCGGTCTGCTTCGCGTCATTCTGACGGCGAATACCGCCGAGTTCGACAGCGCCATGAAGAAGGCGTCGGACTCCGCGAATGCGTGGTCGAAGGATCTCGGAAAGATCGGACAGCAGGCGACGGCGATCGGACGAACCCTCACCACGGCGATTACGCTCCCGCTGGTAGCACTCGGGTCCGGGGCAGTCAAGATGGCCTCGGACTTCGAGTCGTCCTTTGCCGGCGTCAGGAAGACCGTAGACGCCACCGAGCCCGAGTTCGCGCAGCTCGCCCAGGGCCTGCGCAACATGGCGAAGGAGACCGGCGCGAACGTCAACGGGCTGAACAAGGTCGCAGAAGCGGCTGGGCAGCTCGGGATCAAGAAAGAAGACATCCTGCAATTCACGCGCGTAATGCAGGACTTGTCTGTTACTACGAACCTGACCGCAGACGAGGCGGCCACGGCCATCGCGCAGATCCAGAACATCTTCGGCACGGCTGGAAAGGACGTCGATCGGTTTGCCTCCACGCTGGTGGGCCTTGGCAATGCCGGAGCCTCGACAGAGAAGAACATCGTCGAGATGGGCGTCCGTATCGCGAAAGCAGGAACGCAGGTCGGCTTGACGCAGGGTCAAGTGCTTGCGTTTGCCAGCAGCCTGGCGAGCATCGGCATGGAGGCAGAGGCCGGTGGCTCCGCGATCTCTCGCACGTTCTTGAAGATCAAGGACGCCGTGGCGAAAGGCGGCGGGGATCTCGTAGAGTTCGCCCGCATTGCCGGGATGTCGAGCGCCGCGTTCAAGAAGGCATTCCAAGAAGACGCGGCCGGCGCGACCGTTGAGTTCATTAAGGGCCTGAAGATCCTCGACGAACAGGGCGAGAACGTCAACGCGACACTCGAAGGCGTGGTCGGCAAGAACATCATTCTCAAGAGCACACTAATGGGCGCCGCTGGCGCCTCTCAGATGTTCTCCGACAACCTCGCGCTCCAGGACAAGCTCTGGCGCGAGAACACCGCGCTCGCGAAGGAAGCGGCCGAGCGTTATAAGACGTTCGAGCAGCAAGTCAAGAAGTTGTGGGAGCAGGTGCGTGATCTCGGCATTACCCTCGGGTTATCGCTAATCCCGACGCTGAAGGATCTGATCGCCGTCGTTCAGCCGGTGCTGTCTGGCCTGGGCAACATGGCGAAGTGGTTTGCGGAACTGCCACAGGGGGTCAGAACCACAACGATCGCCGTCGCGGCGTTCCTTGCGGCCCTCGGTCCAGTCATTTACGCGATCGGCCAGTTGGCTTTAGCGGCGCAGTCCATTGTGGTCGCCTTCACGGCCAAGGGAATCGCCACGCGAGCGCTCACGGCAATCATGGCGACCGGGACGGCCCAGACCGGCCTGTTCTCCATGGCCCTCACGACGCTTGGCCACACAGCAGGAATAGCCGCGGCTGCCTTCGCTGGCTGGCAGATGGGCAAGTTCATCGGAGAGATGACCGGCGCGACTGATGCGGTCGGCAAGTTCATTGCCAAAGCCCTAGAGGGGATGATGATCCTCCCCAAGGGCACCGCGGCACAATACGACGCGTCTCGTGCGGCTGCTGAACATGGCG